GGTTTAGCCCAAGACGGCATATTATCGTCCATATAGTTATATATCATTGTGTTTTCAACACTGCTAAGCCTTTCTTCTATATTATCAATTCTTGCCATTATTTCATCATACTGTGCCACTGTCAGTCCCTCCTGTTCATCGTTTAAAAGATTAACCTCGCCGAGTTCGATTGAATAATTTAAGTCGCCGCCTGTGCCGACACTGTAATCAAACTTATCTATTGCCGCCGCTATATTTATATCTACATTGCAGATACCCGAAGACGTAATGACAAGCCGTATCGGAAGTTTACGCTTACGCCAGTTTTCGATTTTGTCCGCATATTCCTGTCCTTTCATACTTCTGTCCCTTAAATACGGATAGTCGGTCATCGGTAAGAAACTGCTCCACGATACAGTTTTAAGTTCGGGATTTCCGATAATTTTTATCCAACCGTAATTTGCCGTTTCAAAAGTTTCCGTACCTTGTGAACTTGATACGGTAAATTCGGACGGCGTGACAGGAATATGTATAACTTCTTCACTGTTGTTTATACTTAAATAGAAATCTAACATTTTGCCTCCTACATATTTGCCATACATTTTTGAATTTTAGGAACTATTACGTTTATAACGTCGTCGGCGATTTCATCGGTGGTTTTGTTGTCGGCGTTTATAACTATCTTAATTTCATTCGTTATAGTATTGCCGCCTTTGTTGCTTTCGGCTATGTATTGACTTAAATTGTTCCAAAATGTTCTAAGCGGAAGTATCGCCTCTGCTCCTGCCTCTCCGCCCATTTGAACTTTTCCGTTTGCATATCCGAACGCTGTCGGACGTGTCATAATACCGCCTTTTGCATTCCATTCAAGTCCAAGTTTCGGAATCGGTGTACTGACACCGGCTATACTTACCGTACCTTTTTGTACAATCTTAGGCGCTTTGATAATTCCTTTAATCTTACCCCAAACTTCCGATACCTTGTCGGCAATACTGCCGAATATCTCCTTGACTTTGTTCACCGCCGCACTGATTTTTTCAGTAATACCATTTTTAATGTTTTCAAAAATAGTCATTACGGTGTTTTTCACATTGCCAAACGCTTCGCTGAATTTACCTTTTACGACTTCCATCTTTTCACCGACTGCATTGACAACCTCGCCGAGCTTACCGCCTGTTAATTGATTAATTGCGTCATAGCCTGTCCTGTAGTATTCCTTGACACCCTCTATTGCCGCAAATGTAGCACCTTTCAGTCCACCGCCGTGCGCGTCATAGGCACTTTTTATGTTGTTCAGTTTTTCCGATACAACATTTTTAACACCGCCCCATAATTCTGACGTTTTTTCTTTGACTCCGTTCCACATCTCGCTTCCGATTGATTTGATACCTTCCCAAATTGACTTTATCAACTGCAAACCCAAATCAAACCAATTAACAGACTTAAATCCTTTTACGATTGCACCCGTTATTCGCGGTAAAGCCGCTATCAACTGCGGAATTGCCCGTACAAGTCCGACTGCTAAGTTTACGACCAACTGCATTCCGTTTTGTATAATTTGGGGCATCATCGAATATGACGCGCTAACAATTCCTGTTATCAGATTTACACCTGCATCTATTATTCTCGGTAAATTTGCTATCAAACCGTTAGCTAATGACGCAACAAGCTGAACGGCTCCCATAATAAGCAATGGTATGTTGTTCACTAATCCATTGACTAACCCCTCTATCAAAGTTACTGCTCCGTTCACAATTTGAGGCATAGAATTAGTTAATCCTTGCATTAAATTGCTGACTATTTTTGATGCCGCATCTAATAACTGTGGCACTACGGTTGAAATACCGGCGACCGCTACAATAATCATATTGCTCAAGCACTCTGAAAATTGCGTTGCGTTCTGTGTCAGACCATTTACCAAAGACGATATAAGCGATACGGCACTGTTTGCCAATGTAGGAGCGAGGTCATTAATTAACGGTGGAATTGTTTCGCCGATTACCGGTGCCAACCCCTCAATTAAATAGCCGACACCACTCAAAGCACCTTTAATGGCGGGTATAATATTCTGTCCGAATGTTACGGCTGTATTAATCAATGCGTCTAAACTTTGGTCAAACATATCTCCGCCTGTTGTCAGTCCCACCAACACGTTTTGAAATGCCGCTTTCAGTGACCCCCAC